TTACATCAGGATTAGCTTTATAAACAGCTTGGCTTGCTGTATTCGTGACTTGATTAACAGTAGTTCTAACAATCGTCATTACCTGATTATTTGCACTTTTAGTTGCAGCTCCTCCTTGTGCAAGTAGTTGGCTTAAGCTTCCTTTTTGGTCTTTCTTTAAATTTCCAACTAACTCTCTAACAATTTCGGGAGTTGTATCACCAGATAAAAGCCCACTCCTAACCACTTGGTTTAATCGTTTTGCTTCTGCTTCTGCTATCCCTAAAAATGATTTCTTAACCGTGTTTCCATTAGGTAGCGTTATTGTTTGTCCTTCTTTAGCAGTTAATTTAAAAGTTCCTTTTGTCCTTGCTTTCTTATCTTTCGTGATTCCTGCCAACTCACTTTTTAAAACAGCAAGGTTAATAGCAGTTGGATCTGTAACAACAACAGACTTAGCAAATGACGGACTAACAGCAACAGACCTAAAAGAATAACCAATCTGGTCATGGATCTTTTCAGCCATGCCTTTAGGAATTGATTTCTTTAATTGACCTTCAACAAATCCTGCCTGTACTTTTGCAACCCCTTCAAGCTCAGTAATTAAATCATCAACACTTCCATTAGCCCAAGAGTTTAAACTTTCTTTTGTTTGTTTTATTAACGCTCTTAATCTTGCAGTCTTATAAGCAGGTCTTTCGTTTAATGGTTGCCCTTCAATGATTTTTAATTTCTCAACAGCTTTTAACATCACATTGTTATATGAAGTAACCAGCTTTTTGGAAACGCTATTGCTAAACCGATTAAGGTCTATCGCATTGCGATAAAACTCAGGCGGTATTCCATCACCGACAGGAACAGTTTTTGCCATTTATTCAGCTTGGTCGTTTTCGTCTTCTGGTTCTGCTGATTGTTCAGGTTCCGCTTCTTCCTCTTCCTCCAGAGGTTGATCCACTTCTATTAAGGAAGCCTGTTGCGTTGCCTCCAACTCTTCCTCAACGTCAAACTCATCGCCAAGCACTTCTCCTTCATGTAATTGCTTCAAAAGAGTTTCTTGTGTAATTGTTCCAGCCGTATAAAGTTGCAACAAGCTACCAATTTCTTGAGGATCTAAACGAGCCGCTAAGAAATCACGATTAACAAAACTACTACCTGCTGAATTATTGCCTAAATACTGTGCATGGAATATTAAAGAGTTATCTATCATGTCTTGCATCTGTTGTGCGACTACCTGCATCGTGCTGTCGCCTTGTGACCTATCTATTCTTTTTGATTCTGCTGTCTCTGCCCCTAATTTTTGGCCTAGCACCGCAGCCAACGCAAGAGTATTTATTTGATGCTCTAGCTGATCTAATCGCTTGAATTGAGAATCAAAGCTAGTCCCTTTGCTTTCGATGTATTCGGCTCGACCATCAGCAGGAAAAGCTATTGCTTCACCAGGGCCAGCAGAAACTTCTTCAGATGTCTGAGGGAATCCATAAAACGCAAGCATTGGAACTGCTGCAATATGCAATTGATTATCAAGATCTGATTGTGTTTGATAAGCCTTAAGATTTAATTCTGCAATATCTTCCATCGGTGGACGTGATTCCATGAAATTAATCCTGTTGGAATAAGCAACAGAGAAAGGAATCTCAGATAATGATGTAGTTCCTTCATCAAACAATTGAAAATCACCATCGTTATTTTTGCGGTGGATTTCAAAAGCTCCTGGTGTTAATAATCGAACCTGTTCAACAATCGTTTCACCATAATTTCCATCAGGCTCGACAACTTTTTCCATTAATCGAAGTTGAGTAAATTTCTGTTGACCATCTACTAATTCTGTTCTCCAACCAAGAATGTCTCTAGGTGTATATGTAACCCAGTAAGGTCTTCCATTTGCATCAGCAGGAGCATCAACTAAAACACCACAATGTCCATATCTAATTACTTTTCTAGCAGTATCGTAGGTCCAGATATTTAAATCATTCCCTTGCAGATCTACATCAAATAATTGCTCACGAATAACATCAGCAACGTCATTTAACCTAACTGGCTTTCTTGTTAACATTCCAGCCAACATTCTTTCAAGTCGCTGGTAATAAGGTGGACAAACTGAACGAGCTAATCTGTTGTCATAAGCTTCATCAAGTTCTCTAGGCTCTTGAGGTAAATAATCTCTATGGCGTTTTCTCATCTGATATGAACCGCCCAACAAATTCTCAATTAGAACCCAATGGGGTTCCATATTCTTCCACGCACTATTTGGATCGTTAATAGCTGCTGTTGTTCCAGCTTTTTCACTTTTATAAAATCCGCTATACACGATGAGCCTCTTTGGTTATGTAAACAGTTTAGACAATAGTTTTAGTAAATCCTAATACCCGTACCTCTTCCTGAGTTCATGTGTAATGGATTGAACTCCTTCCATATTAAGTAACCTAAAGAATCTGCCATGTGATCCAGATTCATCGTCTTATCAGGAGTGCCATCTTCTGCATACGCTTGAAGCTCTAAAGACTCAATTGTTTTCTTACAACGTGGGTGAATATGCAATCTTATTTCTTCTTTCCCATTAAGCAACATTGCCTGAACTGCTGCAACTCTATCCCTGACGTAAGGATTGCTTGCACCTGACAAGTTGACAATTCTTCTTTGCTGCAATATTTGGATGTCGGTCTTAGCAGCATTTGTTGATCTGTTTCCACCTGAAGCGTCTGGATATGCGTAGATCGTACTGTGCGGAAATTTTTCTCGCAATTGGTCAGCCATTGAGTCGGTGTCATGTGCTCCTCCAATCTCATCAAAAATGTATAAATGTCCTTTGCTGATTACTCCGATAGCTGCATTGCAATTACCTACGTTAAAGTCACAACCAACTCTAATAATTTCTTCTGAGTGGTCGGGCATTTCTTCAGTTACATGCTTTGCTCGATCAAAACGGTCATAAACGGCTCCCGTTTGAAGATTGCAAAATTCGCCTTCTGTATAGGCTTTAACTAAAGAAGCTGGATAATTTTCAAGTAATGCTTGTAGAAAGTCAGGCGGCAAGTAAGGGTTGTCAGCCGTTCGAGCTTTGAAGAGTGCTCTGTCTTGCTTGTGACCTTCTCGGACAAACAAATTATAGAACGTTCCGAAACCTTCGGGAGTAGAAAAAAGACCTAATTGTCTTCTATTCCCTGCTCTTAATCTGCCTAAGAATTTTTCAATAGCTTTTTGTGCAATATCTGGTTTTGTAGTATCTAACTCATCTGAAGCAATAAAACTAAGGTTGACTCCAACAATTCTCTGCCATGATTCCATTGAACGGCAAAGAATAGTAACTTCACCATTTGGCAAATTTAATTTGTACTCAGGGAGTGGGGAAGCCCTGTATTCAAATTTAACTGCATGATTTTCCCAAAATTCTTCAAGAGAACGCTGCAAAACATCACGAACCAAAGCCCCAGTAGGAGCGAAAACAGCCCCAACCGTATTGGGATTATCAAGAGCACAAAGGGTAGACCATGCACAAAGGGTTCTTGTTTTACCTGCTCCATAACCTGCACAAAACCCAACGATTCTCTTTTCTACATTCTCACAGATTTTTTGCTGATAATTTAATAAACCGTCAAAGATACGTTGTTTGATTAAATCGCTTTGAGTTTGCTTTTCTTCTGGGGAATAGTTGAAGGCAGTAAATCCTTGCGGATGTAAAACGTGACCTGCTGGTAATTCTTCGAGAATATTCAAGAGCAAAGAGAAGCTAATTTAGCTGCTGTATTAATTGCCCCAAGTGCAATGTGATATTGCCCCGCCTTCCTAGCTTCCATTTGTAAGGTGCTGCATTGGCTCAAAAGATCTGCCACCATCTGAGGTCGTTCTATATCCCAATCGCTCTTTAATTGATCCCTAGCTAACGCTAAATAGTCATCTGCTGCTCTTGCGCTAACCCCCCATGTACTTGAAGCATATTGAACACAATCTGACCTTCTGCCACCATTAGCAATAATCTGAGCAAACTTTTGTGCTCTTACAATTGTTTCTGCTTTAGTGCCTTTTTTAGCCATATTTATATTATTAACACAAATTTAAAAAGCATTTTGGATATAGCCAGACTTTAGTTTGCAATTAGTGTAAGCCAAGAGTAGGAAAACAGTAATGCAGGAATACTTATGCAATTGCGAGCATTGCCAAAAGATAAGAGAACAGCAAATAAAACATGGTGAATGGTTAAGGGGAGGATTGACTAAACCACATAATCTTATTAAGATTAGCAAGTCAACCACACAGGACTTTATTCATGGGCAAATTCGCTGACACCTTCGGACAAATCGTTAAGACAATGAAAGAAGGAGACGAGATTTTCCAACTTAATATCAAAGAAGTTGAAGAATCAGTTAAAGCAATTGCAGAATCAGAAAAGAAATTAATCAAAGATTAATTAGCAAGCCCTTCGGGGCTTTTTTATTTTTCCTACATCCACCCCCCCCCTATATAAAAAACCATGTCAAAAGAAATCAGAATGATCAAAGGCAAATTGTATAAAGAAGAGTGCAAAGGTAATTGGGAACCAATGGAAACAACCGCAGTAAATGATGCTGGTGTTGCTTACAGAGCAATTCAAAGATTGCTTTTATCAATCAATGATATTGAAATTAAAAAGGCTGGATTAACTCGATCAGAATTAAATCCTTTGGTGGAAGCACTTGATACGCTTCAGGCGATAAGAAAAGTCGAACAGAAAGATTTAGAAGAAGAGCTGCACCCAAAAGGATGGCTGGAAGCTGCAAATGCAGATGGAGAATTTTTTGATGAATATTATGAGTATCCAAAGAAATCAATTGCAGAAGCAAAAATAAATAATGTTATTGACATTAATAAATAATCTTATTAAGATTAGAAAGCCATCAACCACAAGGCCATGAGATTCTTACTTTTTGCTTCTTTCGGAGCAATTCTTTTCTGGGGTGTTAGTTCATCCCTTTCAGATATGACCAGACATGATTGCGAGGTCAACAAAATCCAACTTGCTTGTGAATCCCTAAAATGAGGATCAGACTCGCAGACCTTGAAGGCGAATTAGTTGCCTTTAGTGGATGGGAGACAGGTTACAAACACAACAGGACTTGGACTTGTCTTTCAAATCCTCACGTTTGCATCTGGGATAGGGATACCTGTGTTCAAGATGCAGTTAAACAAAAAGGTGGTCATAAATTTGACCATCTTTGGATGTCTGGAGATAAAAGAAGAAATGCACCTCAAGAAGTCAAAGCATTTAAGAAAGTTGGAGGAGTTGGAGTTGTAAGAAGATATACACGAACAAATGGAACAATTGACTTCACAGTTAAAACACCACCAGAGCGCTGGAGCATTGAGGATTTTTTAGACCTTTATAACGACAGTTTTAATAAGACAAGCATGAAGGAAAAACTAGAACTAATTGAAGAGGGTCTGGAGCAAATCGAATTACATAGAAGCGATTCAGAAGACATTCTTTTTGGAATAGCAAAATCAGTAAGTGCTTTTGAAAAGGAGCTGCTGGAGATTCAACAAGAGCTGAGTTCATCCATTGAAATCACAGAGAAGACATTAAAAACGGCAAAGATGAAAGGCAAATGTAAGAAGTTAAATCAATTAATTTTCCCTACCCGTACAAACTCAAAATCAAAAGGCCT